CGCAACCGCGACCGGCTCCACGCAGAAGCCGACTGGACACAACTGCCCGACGCACCCATCGACAAGACCGCGTGGGCCGGCTACCGGCAAACCCTCCGCGATTTCCCTGCCACCTGGAATCCCGGCCCAACCGTCACGTTCCCAGATGCGCCATCTAACAATCCCCAATCCTAAATGGCGCATCTCTATAACGACGCAAATTTTACTTACAACGCGTCTAACCTCACCTATAACGGCGTAGCCACCTACACCGCTACAGCGTCAGAATCGGGTACAGGAACTGGGTCTGCGTCCGGTAATCCACTTCGACAGCGGCAAGGCACAGGCGACGGCATAGGAACCGGAACCGCCGACTCCAACATCAACCCTGTCCGAACCGCCACAGGCTCCGGCACAGGCGACGGCACAGCCGACCGCATCCGCGTCCCCGTCCGAACCGCCACCGGAACAGGCACAAGCAGTTTCGACGCGACCGGACTACGAACCGTTCCCCGTACCGCTTCTGCTTCCGGCACGGGGACATCTCTCACCGCCATCATCGTCGGCCGGCTACGCACCGCCTACGGCGAAGGCGGCGCAACCACAGCATCTAGTGGCACAGGGCTACATATCGCCCCTCGAACAGCAACATCTAGTGGCACAGGCACATCGAACGCACTCGGCGGCATCCTGTTCATCCGCACCGCCACCGGCTCCGGGGCCGGTAACCAAACCGCCAACTGGACAAAATCATTGATCTTCCGGCCGCCTGTTGAAGACCGATTCCCGTGGTCTGACTACCGCGAATCAACCCCATCCCATCGTCTGTTCGCCCGAGCCAACCCTGGTTACCGCGCCCGCAACATCTTCCGGCTCACCAACGGCACATACACCAACGTAGACCCCCTCGATCCCAACCTCGTAGACAAGGTGTATCTTGGCGCACACGAACACTTCGTAACAGAACAAGAGAAAGCCGACCTGGTAGCGGCCGGATACACGGTGACCTAATGCCCATCTTCAGATGCCCGTCAGACAACTTCTACAACCTGTCCGACTTCGATGAAACAATCCCGTGGGGTGAACGCGAACGGTTCTCCTACCGGCTCTTACGACACTATGCGGCCCTGCCTAAAGGCCGGAACGTCTACAAGCTGGTGGACGGCACATTTGTTGAATCCGAACCGTCCGACATGACAACCGTAGTCACTACATATTACGGCGGTCACGATAACCAAATCACCGACGAGGAAGCAGCGCAACTGACATCAGCGGGCTACGGAGCCTATATTTCCTGACATGGTGAAACATCAAGAAACCCACCCGACGCTCGATGTAGAAGGCTGTTTCGGCTGTCGTATCGCTCATGTGCGTATCAGTTCGGCCGCTACCCCAACCCGCCGTCAGCAAGTTCAACACATCGCCAACAAAGAAGCCGTGTTGGACAAAGATTTGGATGCGTACAAACGGTTACGTAACGACGGTCTGCAACCCCGCAAGATTGATGGTGCAGCCGAAGTCGAGAAGCGGGCTGAAACGAAAGCCCAGGTGGAGTCAGGTATTCTGCCGTGATCTATGACATCAAGGGGGTGAACATCCCTCATGTCGGGTATGGCCGTATGGTGGACGAGTTCGCCAGCCACCTATCCCAAAAAGTTGAGTTGTCCGATGACGCTGGGTCTGTGGTGTTCGGAATGTTGCCGGACATGGTGAAAGGCTGGTGGGCCGGCCAATCAACAGCGGTGATGACCATGTGGGAAACCGATCTCCTCCCCGAAAGGTTTAGTCGAACCGCTTCAATGTTTGACCGGGTGATCGTCCCGTGCGACTGGAACAAAGAACTGTTTGACGACATCCACGACGACGTTCATGTTGTCCCGTTAGGGGTCAACCACGACATTTGGTGTCCCCAAAAGATCAGGGAAAATGAGCGTTTCCGCTTTGTTACCGGTGGCTCCGGCTGGTTGCGTAAAGGCATCCCACAAGTCATCCAAGCGTTCAAAGACGCGAACCTGCCGGACTCAGAACTGGTTATCAAAATCCCGCCGTACACGTTTGACGACCCCGAAATCTACGATTTTGATGACCGGATCACCGTCATCAAAGCCGCCCTCGATCCGATAGCGGAACGCGATCTGCACGCCACCGCCGACTGCTTCGTTTCAGCCAGCCGGGGCGAAGGGTTCGGGATGATGCCCCTACAACAATGTGCTTTGGGGAACCTGGTGATCGGCACAGCCGCCCACGGCCACCTCATGTTCTCTCGACTGTTTGACTTCCCGTTGGAGTGCCGTAAAGAAAAGTCGTTTATGTCCAATTTCCCTGGTGTCGGCAACTGGTTTGTTCCCGACCACGACGAGCTGGTAGACGCGATGCGCCACGCCTACAAGCGTGGTCGCCCCGAACTGTGGGAACGGCAACTCCGGTTTGAGGACACCCTAGAGTTTTCGTGGTACAACGCAACCAAACGGCTGTTAGAAGTTCATCCACCTACCGGCCGCCTAACCGAAAAGCATTGGGTTGAGGCCGGCGAAACAATGACTCCTGTTCGAGCCAACGTGAAAGTGGATGCGGATATCGGCCGGTACAAGATTCGGTTGGCTTCCGGGCAGGTCGGCTATGTGCCGATCTCGACCCTAGATGTATTGCTGGAAGCCGGTGTTGTCACCAGATTCTAGGCTTGTTTAGGGTATACTCGCTGTGTCTATCTCAGATCGGAGTACCGCCATGTCCATGAAGGGCGAAAAGTACAAGTCGAAGGCCGCCAAGATGAAGCACGAAAAGTCCGAAGGTAAGAAGGAACGTGCGATGGAATACGGCAAGGCCGGCAAGAAGAAGAAGTAATGGCCACCTATCAGGGCAAGAACGTCAAACTGGACACCCCTCGCCGTATCCGGCAGGGTGAACCCGGCTACGGCCGGAAGAAGTCTGTCGTCTTCGTTTCTGCCGGTCAGGGCAAGGTGAAGCGTGTGATGTTCGGTGATCCGAATATGTCGATCAAGAAGGATCAGCCTGGTCGCCGCAGTAATTTCCGGGCGCGTCACAACTGTGACAATCCTGGCCCGAAGACGAGCGCACGTTATTGGTCGTGCAAAGCGTGGTGACAGGATGCCGTTGAATAAGAAGAAGGTGGAGAAGGTGATGCGGGAATATAAGGCCGGCACACTTCACTCCGGTAAGGGCGGCAAGGTCGTCAAGTCTCGTAAGCAGGCTGTCGCTATCGCGTTGTCGGCTGCTCGAAAGAAGAAGTGATGGCCGACAAGAAGCAGTTTTGGGATAAGAAGAACCCAAACAGGAAGTCATCTCCGTTGACGGACAGTCAGAAGAAGGCGGCTAAGGCTCGCGCTGCGAAGGCTGGTCGCCCGTATCCAAATCTTGTTGACAATGCGTGGGCGAAGAACCGATGACGACCGCAGGCGATTTGATTGACCGCTCAGTTCAACAACTGTTGGCTGGAACCGTCGAGGAACGCAACAAGCTTGCGTCCTCGGTGAACTCGTCAGCAACCAGTTTGACGCTCACCTACAACCTCGGTTCGTTGCGTGAGAACACCGTGTTCGAGATTGGCACAGAACTGTTCTATGTGTGGGAAGCGAACACCAGCAACAAGACGTTGACGGTGGAACGCGGTTACGGTGGTTCAACCGCTACCAGCCATTCGGCAGGCGACATTATTACCGTCAACCCTCGGTTCCCCCGCCATCATGTTCTCACCGGACTCAACTCTGATCTTGCTGACCTTTCGTCCCCGATGAACGGTCTGTTCCAGGTCAAGACGGTGGATATCTCCTATAACGGTTCCGACCGTATGGTGAACCTGACCAACGTAACCAGCATCATCGATCTCCACGATGTCCGTTACCGGTTTCTTACCGACGACTATCCGATCATCCGTAACGTGCGTCTGCTCCGCGATATGCCTACCAGCGACTTCGCCTCCGGGTTCGCGTTGGCGTTCGACTCGTATGTTCGTTCCGGTACGGTGCGCGTCATCTACAAGGCTCCGTACACGCCGTTCGCCTCCGAATCCACCACCGTGTCCTCTATCGGCGCATCCTCTGAGATCGAGGACTTGTTGGTGTTGGGAACTCAAATCCGTTTGATGGCCGGCCGCGAAGTGAAACGCAATTTCACGGAATCGCAGGGCGACACCCGCCGTGGCGACGAAGTACCGGCCGGGGCTGTCGGCAACAGCATCAACAACTTGTTGCGTTTGCGTCGAGATCGTATCGCCGCTGAAGCCGCCCGGTTGAACCGTCAATATCCGACACGTATCAGGAAGTAGCCGATGGCTACCCTGATGGATTTCACGACCGCCTATACGGGTGGCCCGACGTTCTTCACGGGTACAGGCACATCCTCGCTCGTCCCCGACATCTTCCCGATTGCTATTGGCGGTCACTCGTATATGTTGGATATGAAATCCAACCGGTTCACACGCACGTTCGAGAACCGTTTGCGTGATTCACAAGATTCAGCGAACGTCCCTGGTGAATCAGCGATCAACCCGCAAGGTTTGTGGCGGCGTTCGCAGGTGTCATGGCACAAAGGTTCTGGGCAAAAGTACGGTGACACCGCTGAAGGTGTGGACACACGTTTCTACACGTCAAAGAACATTGATCCGTGGACTAAAGGCCAGTTGGGTTTGTTGAAGGCCACATCAAACGTGTTGAGTAGCGCGTCCACAAACTTGTTTATGGTGGTTGCCGGCGACCGTTTGTATGTTGCCGATAACCAGACGTTGAAGTACACGACAGACCTGTCCACGTTCTCAACGGTGACCGGCACACCTGCTGCCACTATCAACGGGATCACTACAGACGGATATACCGTGTACATATCGTTTGACTCAAACGGTATCTATACGACAAACACCGCTTCTACGTCTGCGTCGTCGCATAACACCGGTCACAACTGGGGTGTGTTGGGTTACGTCAAAGGTCGTCTGATGGCTGCCGGTTCTGGTACAACTGACGGACACAAACTGTGGAACATCACAGCATCAGGCAATAACCCGACCGTTCTATACACGCACCCCAACACCGCATTTCGTTATGTGGGATTCGCCGCAGGACAAAACCACATTTACGCAGCCGGATACGCAGGCAAAACCAGTCTCATCTACCGCACCACCATCAAAGCTGACGGAACCGCGCTTGATATCCCGATCCAAGCTGGAGAACTACCAGTCGGAGAAGTCGTATCTTCCATCTACGGATACCTCGGAAGCATCATCATCGGCACAAACATGGGTGTCCGTCTGGCAACCTCTGACAACAACGGCGACTTACTCATCGGCCCAATCCTCGAAACAGCCACCGATGTCAAGTGCGCTGTCGGAAATGGTCGATTCGTTTGGTACGGATGGACAAACTTTGATGGCACATCCACCGGTTTAGGGCGCATGGACTTGTCCCAATTCAATGCCACTAACGAACCCGCCTACGCATCCGATCTCATGGCCAACGTACAAGGAGCAATCAACGCTGTCGTCAACTGGGGCGACTACCGGTTGTTCTCCGTATCTGGGCAAGGCATCTATCGTGAACACGCTACTAACCTGGCGGCCACCGGCTACATCGAGACAGGGTTCTGGCGGTGGGGTATCCCCGACCGCAAATTCATGGCGTTCGCTGACTTCCGCACCCGTCCCCTCGCCGGCTCAATCACATTCTCCTACGACCATGACGGTTCCGGCTACGAAACACTCGCCCCGTTCAACACCGTCAACGCCACCGAAATCTCGTTTGACGGCCCTGACGGGCAGTTCGGTGAAACCCTTATCAAACTGTCGTTTACCCGTTCTGGAACAGACTCGACTGCCGGCCCGACGTTGACGCGCTGGCAGGCCCGCGTGTTCCCTGCCCCGGTGCGAAGCGAACTGTTCTCAATCCCTGTCCTATTGCACCGCAAGATCAGCCGGTTCAACCGCGACTATTACATGGATGTCGTCAGCGAACTCTCATATCTGCGCGGTCTTATCTCCGACCAACGGATCATCAGTTACCAGGAAGGTGAGGAAACCTTTAGAGCTGTGGTCGAGAATGTAGAATGGTTCCCGATTGATTCGGGCGATAAGTCGTGGGAATACGACGGTACAGCAGTAGTAACACTCAGGAGTTTGGTGGCATAAATGGCTAAGACACGCAGAACTTACAAAGGTGGAGCAGCCTCCACCACGATCACCGGGACGCTCGCGTCAAACGGAACGAACTTTGTGATTGCCGCCTACACGGGATGGCCGTATGGTGCTAACCCGTTTTATGTGGTGATCGAGCCTGGTACGGCTAACGAGGAAAAACTGTTGGTCACCCGTTCGGGTGCGACGGACACGACGGTCAATGTGACGACCCGTGGTACGGACGACACGACGGCCGCCCAACACGCAGCCGGATCGGTCGTGTACCCGGTGTTCACCGCTATTGATGCTGACGAGGCGAACGAACTGGTCGCCACACTCACCAGCAAGGGTGACATTCTGACGCACGACACCTCGACGTTTGCACGTTTGGCTGTTGGAACCAACGCTTACGTGTTGAAGGCTGATTCGTCGGCTACGACCGGGTTGGTGTGGGGACAGGTCGCTACGGCTGGTATCGCGGATGATGCGGTTACCTCAGCGAAAATTGCGGCTGATGCGGTCGGTTCGTCGGAGATCGCGGCTGGAGCTGTCGGCGCGTCCGAGTTGGCTTCCGATGCTGTTACTACCGTCAAGATTCTTGATGCGAATGTGACGGCTGGAAAACTTGCGTCGGATGCGGTGACGACCGCCAAGATTCTGGATGGCAACGTGACTGCCGCAAAGTTGGCTTCCGATTCGGTGACTACCGCCAAAATTTTGGATGCGAACGTGACGACGGCGAAGATCAACGATGGTGCGGTGACCGCCGGGAAGTTGGCTTCGGATGCTGTGACGACGGCGAAGATTCTGGACTCGAACGTGACGACGGCGAAGATTGCTGATTCGGCTATCACGTCTGCAAAGATCGCTGATGGTGCGATTGTGAACGCTGATGTGAACGCGTCGGCTGCGATTGCTTACACCAAGTTGGCAGGTGTTTATACCAACGCTGGTTCAACCAATCCGGTCGTAACAATTTCCACTTCCTCACCGACCGGTGGTTCGGCGGGAGATATCTGGTTCAAATACTGATGCCTACTTACGTTCATAACGGTTCCGGGTGGCAGGAATTGACTGGTACGGATCGCCCCTATGTTCATGCTGGCGGTTCGTTCCAGGGTGTCAAGAACATTTACGCTCATAACGGTTCCGGGTGGCAACAGGTGTACCAGTATGACAATACCGCGCCGACGATCCCTACACCGACTGTGGTGAAGAACGGTTCGTCGTTCGATGTGACTTGGGGTGCGATCACGGACTCGGAGTCCGGTGTTGCGTCAGCCACGTTGCAACAAGTGTTTATTGGTTCATCGAGCGGCGAGGTCAACGGAAGTACCTATTCGATCACGTCTGGTGGTTTCGGTGGTGGCACAACCACGATGACTGTGCCAACCAACCGTCGCAACACCCCATCTGGGGAAACGTGGCAGGTGTCGTTCAAGATCACCGCTACCGATGTGGCCAACAACCAGGCGACCGGCAACGGTTCGATCTATCAGTACACCCGTCCTTACGGCACGTACTACTACAGCCCAACCGATGCTGACTCCTATTCATCAAGTAACACGTGGACGAACTTGTCGGCTGAAGGAATCGTCCGAAAGTCCTCGTCGTGGCAACACGGATTGTTCTTCTACGGCACGAACATCACCGATGGTTGTAAGGGCCATACGGCTGACAGCGGAACTATTTATGTGAAGCGTGCAAGTTCCACAGCCTCATTCCGTGGAAACACCGGCACATTTACGTTCCGTGTCCACAACCTGACATCCGCTTCTGGAACCGCCACGTTCGCAGGAACTAACGCAACCCAATACCTATCTGGTGATGACGCAGACGCATACGTCACCATGCCCGGTGACTGGCTGTCAGCTTTCGGCGCAGGAACCTCCTACGGTGTCGCGCTCACCGATCACAGCAACCAGCCCGGATACCTGCGCGGAGCGTCAGACTTCTCCGGTTTGGTAACATTGGTCTACAACTAAGGAGTAGTCATGGGACGTAAATACACCGGATGGGACGGCAACGCCACAGGTAAACGGGCCGGCCTCGAAAAGTTTGTTGAACTCACCATCAAACATTTCAACAACGGTGTGTGGAACAACGGCACATGGAATGTTCGCAACATGAACACCCCTGGCGCACCGAAGCCGTCTGTTCACGGAACCGGACGTGCCGCCGACCTGTCGTGGCGAGCCAACAAAGGCAAAGGATTCGGCAACCATCAGACCGCCTGTCAGGTAGTTGACTTCTGGGTGGTGAACGCTGAACTGTTCTTGATCGAGGAAATCCACGACTACCATCTCGCCCCATTCGGACGAGGATGGCGTTGCGACCGATCCGCATGGAAGGTCTACGACAAGAACACCATCGGCTCCCCCGGTGGCGACTGGTTCCACGTCGAGATCGCCCCTCAACACGCCGACAATCCTGCTTACTATGAGCAGGCTTTTGCCAGTCTCGGAGGCGCACCTGCCCCTTCACTTGCGCCCGCCCCGGCTGGCGGCCTAAAGTTTGACTACCCCGGAACACCCATTCAAACCGGTAGCAAAGGTGATGGTGTGAAGCTCGTCCAAGCGATTGTCGGTGCTACCCCTGACGGTGATTTCGGTGCAAAAACTGATGCGCTTGTCAAAGCGTGGCAGACTGCTCGCGGTTTGAAGGCAGATGGGGTTGTCGGGCCTGCAACATGGGCCAAAATGTTTGGTTGACGTGAGGCATCTCCCACGCCTCACCCTTCTCACCCTGACGTTCCTCACCTGGTTTCAACCAGGTCGAGTATCGGCAGACTCGATCACCGTCACCTCAGCTTCCGACCATTGGTTTACGTTCACCGAACCGGCCGTATTTCAGGTTCGAACATACGCATGGCAAAACGGGATTGACTCGATGCTGTGGCTATACGACTCGTCCGGCAACCTGATCGCCCAGAACGACGACTATTTCGGATTGGACTCTCGGCTGGAGGTACAAGTTGACACAGGGTCATATCGGCTACGAACCGGTGTCTGCTGTTGGAACCCTGACGCATGGTACGGAACCTCATACACCCTTGAAACCAACACCAGCCCCAGCGAACCCACCACAACCAGCACCACAACCGAACCCCCAACGACGACAACTAGCACGACCAGTACGACGACGACCGAACCATCCACCACCACGACAAGCACAACCAGTACCGTGCCAGAGACAACCACTACCACGGAGGTGACCACATGGCCCCCAACCCTTCCATCTACGACAGTAACGATCACCACGCCGCCTATCTCAGAGCCAACGACGACGCTTGGAAATCCGTCATTGACGAGTTCATTACCACCTGCGACAACATCATCAACTACCTCGACCGTCGTTACCCCACCGCCGATCACGACGACGACGGCTACCATCCCGCCTACCGTGCCGCCTACCTCCGCGCCCGAAACAACCATCCCGCCAACCACCGAAACCCCGCCAGACACCCCTAATTTGCCGTCTGACAGCCTCCCCGCCCCAGACCCCACCGAACCCCCAGACACCCCGGAACCGGCCGTCACAGACGAAATAACAGCGGATGAGGCAACCGAACTAGCCACCAACCCCGAAGCCCTAGCCGAAGTCACCCCCGACCAGGCGGCCGACATCTTCGATGCCATCATCCCCGACGAACTCACCGAAGCCGAAGCCGAAGCCATCGTCGCCGCCGTCCAAAACGCCCCCACCGAAATCCGTGAGGCGTTCGAAACCGAAATCAACGTGTTCGGCGGCCAATTCGACACCTACGTCCCCCTCGGCTCCACCGTTGATGTCGGCACACGACGCACAGTCACAGCCGGAACTGTCACAATGGGAGTCATCGCCATAACCCCCAGCCGGAGAAAGCCATGAAATACTTTAGAATCATCCTTGAAGCCGGCATCATGCTCGCCGGCCTCATCCTCGTCCTCATCACCTTGTCCGGCACAACCCGCGACATCGGGGTGGTTTGCGCGGTCGCGTCCATCATCATGTACATCGGCGCAGCCCTCACCGACGACAAATAGGGTGCTAAAGTACGGTACACTTATACCGTGGCAAACCATCTGCGGATACAAGTAGGAGTAGTCGTCGCTGTGGCGTTGACCTGCCTGCTTGCAGCTTGCAGCGACCAATACAGGAACCCCAATGACCCCCGTAAACAACCCGCGCCGTCGTCAACGACTCAACCCGACTGAGATCGAAGCCCGAATCCGGGCAATCCTGATCCTTACCCTGGCAGGCGTTCTTGGTATCACCGTCCTCGGGATGCTCTACTCCCTCATTTTCGTCTACCAGCCCGAGGAAGCCGCCCCCCTCGATCTCGCCTTCATGGACGTTCTCTCGCCCCTCTCGTTCTCCATCGGCGGTGCGCTCACCGGACTCGCCGCAGGAGGCGCAGCGAAGAAGATCGCCAACCGCGACGAAGACGAGTGACCCGTTGGAAGCGATACTCGTCCCCATCGCCGTAGCCCTCATCGGCGGCCCGGTGATGTGGTTCCTGCATCGCCTCGACCAGAGGAACACTCAACAACACGGCCAATCAATGAAAATCTTGACCGAAGTACGCGACGACA